CGTGAACTAAATTGTAACCACCCGGTGGCCAGTGGGGCGACTGATACCCTGACCCAAAACGTAGTAGGTCAGGGCTTGACGCCCCAAAGCCGGCTAAGAGCCGAAAACTTGGGGATCGCTCCAGAAGAAGCGAAGAAATTACGCCGCCAGGCGGAAGCGGTTTGGTCTTTGTGGGGTAATTACGCCGACGCCGCCGAACGGTTGGATTTTAATGAAATCCAGTTTTTAGCCCTCCGCAAAATCATCGAAGACGGCGAAATAATTGCCGTACCAACATTTATCAAAGATAGCCGCCGGCCTCTAGGCCGGGCCCTGGAGCTTATTGAGGCTGACCGGCTCGTCTCACCTCCTGGCAAAACTGAAATTATTCAGGGAGTCGAACTGGGGGCCGAAAGGCGACAGCCGGTGCGCTATTGGCTGCGCAAGGCTCCCATGGTCAAACGGGATTATGAAATAGAGCAACAGAAATACGTGGGGATTCCGGCCAAGGATAATCGGGGCCGCCCCATGCTACTCCATATTTTCCCCGTCTCCCGCCCTGGCCAGGTGAGGGGTGTTCCTTATTTTGCCCCGGTGCTTTCTTATTTCAAGGATCTGGGGGATTACCTGGAGGCTGAAGTGGTGGCCGCACGGGTGGCCGCCTGCTTGGCGGTATTTATTACCAAGGCCGACGCCTACGGGTCGGCGGTGGCCGGAGCCACCACTACTGACAGCAGCGGGAACCGAATTCAGACTTTGGAGCCGGGCATGATCCCCTATCTCAACGTGGGGGAAGACATTAAGGTGGTAGATCCCAAGGGCCGGGGAGGTGAGACTTTTGGCGGGATGCTCAACGGCCTGCTGCGAATCATCGGAGCTTCTCTCGGAATGCCTTATGAATTGCTGCTGAAGGATTTTTCTCAGACCAATTATTCTAGCGCCAGGGCCGCCCTTTTGGAAGGGCGGCGAATGTTCATGCAATGGCGCGGCTGGTTTGCCCGGAAGTTTTGTCAGCCGGTTTGGGAAATGGTATTGGAGGAGGCCTGGCTCCGAGGGTTGTTTGAGGCCCAGGATTTTTACCGCGACCGGGAAGAACTTTGCCGGGTGTCCTGGGTGGGCGGCGGCTGGGGTTGGGTTGACCCGGTGAAAGAGGTGGAGGCCTCCAAGCTGGCGGTGGATTATGGTCTTTCTACCTTGGCGGAAGAGGCCGCGGGCCAAGGCCGGGATTGGGAAGAAACTTTGGAGCAGCGGCAGCAGGAACAGGAGCGGATCAAGGAGTTGGGGTTAGCGATCCCGGCAGCGGTAAAATCGCCGCCGGAGCCGCCGGCCCAGGAGCAACGCCAATGAAAGAAAGCCAATTTATTAAGAGTATTCAGAATCAGGCCTGGGCTTTACATCCGGCCAAACTGGAGGAATTGTCTCTGGCCATTGACCGGCGCTTGGCCGGGGAAAGGCTGGAAGCATACCCAACCGCCGGCGGCAAAAGCGGCGCCCGAGCTGGAGAATCCTATAAAGTCCGCGATGGCGTAGCCATCCTGCCGGTCTTCGGGATTTTAGACAAGCGTATGAATATGTTTATGCAATTTTCCGGGGGAACCAGCACTCAGTTGTTGATTCGGGATTTCCAGGCGGCCTTAAACGATTCGGCGGTAGAAGCAATCCTGCTGGACGTGGACTCACCCGGAGGGGCGGTGGATGGCACAAAAGAATTGGCCGATTTGATTTTATCCGCCCGGGAGCAAAAACCGGTAGTGGCGTATGCCAATGGCCTTATGGCCTCTGCGGCCTATTGGATCGGTTCGGCAGCTTTGGCCATAGTAGCCCCGGAAACCGCCGAAATCGGTTCAATCGGCGTGGCTTTAATGCATTATGACTATTCGGCTGCTGATGAAATGGAAGGGATCAAGCGCACCGTCATCACCGGCGGCAAATATAAGCGGATCGCCAGCGATGAAAAACCGCTTTCCAAAGAGGGCCGGGATTATCTGCAAGCCATGGTAGATGAGTATTACGCCTTGTTTTTAGAGGCGGTGGCCCGGCAGCGGGGCATTGATCCGGAGACAGTACATGAACGCATGGGCGACGGCAGGATTTTTTTGGGCCGCAAGGCTTTAAAAGCCGGACTCATAGATAAATTGGGGAATTTCAATACCGCCCTGGCCCTCGCCAGGGAAAAAGGAGGTCGTATGGATTTGCAAACTTTGCAGGAGAAGCACCCCGACCTCTTCGCCCAGGTGAAGGGGATGGGGAAGGAAGAGGCCACGTGGGATGAGGCCCTGGCCAGGAATCCGGAGGGTGTGGAGCAGCTCCGGGCCGAAGGCGAAAAACGGGAGCGGGAACGGGTAATCGATATCCTGGACTTCCGTGGCCCGGAACCGGTTAAGTTTCGCCTTATTCGGGATGGCATCCCTCCCGGCGAAGCCCTGCTGGCCCTGAATCTGTCCCTGGCCGAAGAAGTGGATAAGGCCAGGAGTTTGGCAGGTTTGGCTGAAGCTGCGCCGCCGGCCCTGGGCCAGGTAGTGGAAAACATGACCACTGTTGCCGAAGATGCTCCGCTGGAAGAGCAGGCGAGGTCATGTTGGGATAAAGATGCGGCTATCCGGAAGGAATTCAAGAATTTTGAAACTTATTTAGCCTATTTCCGGGCGGAGTCGGAAGGCAGGGCCAAAATCAGACAAAAATAAACGGGGCAACCCATTTAGGAGGAAGAAATCATGTCACTGAGTAAAAATACTCCCATTAAAGAGGTCCTGGGAGATTTTGAGGACCTGCCCCTGTATCAGGCAATCCATGCCTATGAGGGATCGATGATCTTTAGCCGCTTAGATGGCTATGCCACCACCGCGGCGGGCGGTTTGCTTTTCCGGGGCCATGCGGATGCCGAGGCCGACAATTCCGCCGGTGCCAGCGGCGCTAAAAATGTCCGGGTGCGGCGGGGCAATTACCGGGCTCAGGTGACCCTGGCCAGCGTCGCCATCACCGATCAGGGCAAGGACGTTTACACCAGTGATGACGGCACCCTCACCCTGACCTCCACCGGCAATTCGCGGGTGGGGAAGGTGGCTCGCTATGTCACCACCAACACCTGTATTGTTGAATTTCAGGCGGGCGTGGGGGCGGATGTGGCCAATCATGAGCATACCGCGGATACTGATGGCGGCATGCTTACCAGTCCTCTGATTTCCACCGGAATCAAGGATGCCAATGGCAACGAAATCGTGACCTTTGGCGCCACGGCTACGGCGGTCAATGAGATCAAGATCAGCAATGCCGCCACCGGCAACGGGCCGGTACTGGAGGCTGTGGGTGAAACTAATGTTGATTTGACCATCAAGGGCAAGGGAACCGGCGCCATTAATATGGGCGTAAATACCGGAAAATTTGGATTTTTCGCGGCCACCGCGGTGGTGCAGCAGAATCATATTGCTGATCCCAGCGGCGGGGCCACCAATGATGCTGAGGCGCGGACGGCCATCAATGCCATTTTGGACGCCCTCGAAGCCTATGGGCTTCTGAAGACTTCGTAAAAAGCCCCCCATGGGGAATAAGGAGGAATGAATCATGGCAGTGGAAAAACTTGGGCTTTCCAGCCGTGCCATTATCGGCCGGTTTTTTAACAGATTGGAGGCTGGTTTTGACCGCTCATGGGCCTCCCGGTTGGGAATGCTGTTCCAATCGGATCAGGCCAGTGAATCCTACAAATGGCTGGGCATGAGCCCCGCCATGCGGGAATGGGTGGATGGCCGCCAGGCAAAAGGACTCAGGTCCAATGGCATCACCATCGAGAACAAGGAATTCGAGGCGACCTTGGCCATTGCCCTAAAGGATCTGCGGCGGGATAAGACCGGGCAAATTCTGGTCCGGGTGGATGAAATGGCGGACCGCGCCAACGCCCATTGGGAAAAACTGCTCTCCAATCTGATTCTCGCCGGCGCCAGCGACCTTTGCTATGACGGTCAGTATTTCTTCGACACCGATCACAGCGAAGGCGATTCGGGGACCCAAACTAACAATATTACCGACACCGAGGTGGCCGCCCTGAACGTGGCCACGGCCACGGCGCCCACCGCGGCGGAAATGGCTGACGCCATTATGGGGGTAATCGGCTATTTCTATCAATACCTGGACGATCAAGGCGAACCGATGAATGGGGAAGCTCGGAACTTTTTGGTCATGGTGCCGGTGCTGACCACCTGGTGGGGTTCGGCTCTGACCGCGGTGAGCGCCAACCTGCTCAACAAGGCGGCCGGCTCCCTGGATAACCCCATGCAATCCGTTTATCGCCAGGGGATTAACGTGGAAGTGGTGGCCAATCCGCGGATCAATACCTGGACCACTTCTTTTGCAGTGTTTCGCATCGATGGTGCGGTTCGGCCCTTCATCCTGCAGGAAGAGGAGCCGGTAACGATTGAGGCCCTGGCCGAAGGTTCGGATGAGGAGTTCAAGAACAACCGGCATCTCTACGGGGTCAAGGCCAGCCGCAACGTAGGTTACGGCTACTGGCAACATGCTATCAAGGCTACCCTGAGCTAAAAAAATGACCCTCCGGGATGAAATAGCCGCGGATTGCCAGGCCGCCTGGTTTGATACCGACGGCCTGGCCCAGACGGCGACCTATACTCCCAAGGCCACCGGCGTGGGGGTAGAGATTCCGGTGATCATTACCTATGGCGACAATCTGGGGGGTCAGGGCCGGTACATTTTGGAAGAAATGGTAGCTCAGGTCCGGCAGGCCGAGGTGGAAACGCCCAAGCCGAATGACCTCATTGCCCTGGAAAGCGGAGAAATCTGGACGGTGCGCAAGGTCAAAGGCGGTGATGGTTTGGGGATAGCCTGGCTATTGGGTTGCACCCGCTATGAGCGGGCTGCCCTGCAAGGGAGACCCTGATGCTGCAAGCCACAATGCGTATCCATGATTGGGCCACCAAATATGTGCAGGATCGGGCCAAGGCCGCGGCGCAGGCCCATGGCGGCGCCTTGAGTTCGGCCGGTTTCCGGTTGAAGCAATTAATCACGCAGGGAATGCGGCAGGAGGCTCCAGGCGGAGAGCCTTGGCCCAAGGCATCCTCCTGGCTTCAATTCGGGACTTCTCTGGCGGGCCGGGCCCGGGCTCAATCCCGTCGGCTGGCCCGGCGCAAAAGAGCCCCGAAGTCGCCGCCCCCGGTGCTTTATGGCACCAAGGGGCGGACACCCTTGAAAAAGCTGGCTGCCGGAGCGCGCTATGAAAAGACCGGCAGCAGCGCAGAAACCCGGGTGCGTATCGGCTTTTTAAATCCCCGGCTGGCGCAGTTGGCCGCCTATCATGCCGTGGCTCATGATGTTCCGGTCACTCCGAAAATGCGCCGCCTGATTTTCGCGGTGGGCCTGGGGATTGCCAAACGCACTATTCATATCCCCGCCCGGCCGCATGTGGACCCCGTTTACCGGAAAAACCAGGCGCACATCGCCGGATTTTGCGAGAAACGGGTCAAAGCCGCCTGGGCCGGGAAAGATCCGAAAGCCATTGAACCGACCTTTTGAGAGATTTTATGGCCCTGACCAATGCCCAGATAGCCCAGAAGATTTTTGAGGCCCTGCGGGATTCGGCGGAAATACTGGCGGAATGTGAAGACCTTTTTGATACACCGCATACCGTTTGCCTGGGGCTTTCCGGGGAAGACGGCCCGGAGCCGGAGCAATGCCCGGTCTTTGAGGTGATCAGTTGGAATAAAGAACGGGGCATGGCTCCGGAAAATTGGCCTTGGGCCTTTAGCGTCAACCTCTTCCTGCGGGATGAGGAGCGCACCGAGGCTACCACCGGCAGCGGGGTGCAGACCATCATCAACCGTGGTCCGGAATCCCTGGAGGCATTAATGGATTTGGCGGAAACGGCCATTACCGCGGCTCTTGGCGATCTGGATTTTGATGACTTATCATTTGCTTATGATGCGGTCACTTATTGGCCCCTCTTCGCCGGGGCGCTAAACATTACCGTCTCCTTTCCCAAACTTGGGGGCGGGTATCAACCGACGCTTTAGGAGGTGGCATTATGACACAGGCAAGAGGCGGCGCCTCGCAAATTCTTTTAGATTTTGAAACGACTTACGGGGAAAATCCCGCAGTGGCGGCGGCCATCTCCATGCCCTATCATTTCCCGGTGGATTTGAAGGCCAGCCGCCCCTTGAAGCCCAGCACTGTGCATCGGCCTAATCGCAATCCTGCGATGCCCTTTTACGGCAACCGGGACCTCAGGGGCGGAATGTCGGTGCCGGTGGATCGTATCGGCATCGGTTATTGGCTCAAATGCCTGATGGGGGCGCCCGCAACGACCTGGGCTGCAGCTGACACCATCGATAATGCCGCGGCGGTGGACAAGGGCGGCGGATTGGTGGGGATTCCTATTACCGGCCACGCCTTTGCGGCCGGCGAACCCATTACCATTGCCGGGACTGTCCATTATAACGGTGATTACGAAATCGTCTCAGAGACTGAAAATGAGATCGTAATCACCGACACATATGCGGCGGAAACCTTCGCGGGAACCGAAACCTGCCAGACCAACCTGCGCTCCCACGTATTCAAGCCTAGCTCCTCTCTGCCCTCATTTCTCATCGACGTGGGGTTTACCGATGTCGCCCAATATTTTCTATTCAACGGCTTTAAAATGGCCAAGTTTGCTATGGCTTTCGGTGGCGACAATGAACTTATGGCCAAGCTGGATTTTATGGGAGCTTCGGAAACCGCCAGCGGCAGCGCCTATGACGGCAGCCCCACCACCTTTTCTTTAAGCAAATTTTCCAACCGGCAATTGAGCTTTCTGGAAGGCGGCGGCGCCCTGGCCACAATCAAAAATGGTTCACTGGAAATCGGCAATGAGCTGGATGGCGATTCATTCCCGGCCGCGGGCGATACCCGCTTTGATCTGCCGCATGGAGATTTGACCGCGAATGGCAAGTTCAGTCTCTTTTTCCAGGACCGGACCCTTTATGATATTGCGGTGGCCGGGACGGAGCGCAGTTTTCAGGTGCTTTTTACCGACGGGGTTTATTCCCTGGCCTTTCTTTTCCCGGAAATCCATTACACCGTCGAGACGCCAACTATTGTCAAGGGCGGCGTATATGCGGATTTTGCCTTTGAAGCGTTTTATGAAAACAGCAGCGAGGCCGCGGCTATCCAGGCCACCCTGGTGAATACCGAACCCGAAGCCTCCTACGCGTGATGAGGTTTTATGCTGACCTTTGATGTGCAATGGCTGGACCGGGAAATCACTGTCACCGTGGCGGGTGAAGAAATTGTTTTGGTGGTGGGCCCGGAGGAATTGACGGACCTGATGGGGGCCTACAACTGGGGAGTTAAACACGGTTTTCTCAATCTCCCTGAAGGCGATGAAATCCCTGTCGAATCACCTCTCGGTCCCGCCGCGGTGGAAAATTACCAGATTTTGCGCCGGGTCAAGGTCTGGCGGGGGCTGATTGATCCCAAAGGCGAACCGCTGCCCTGCACCGAAATCAACAAATTGGCCTTTTTCGGCCGTTATCCCGGCGCCCTTTTTGATCTGGCCCGGCAATTGCGGGAGCAGGAGACCGCCGCAGCAAAAAACTCCGGGACCTCGCCAGCTGGCTGAACCGGCCTGCCAAGGATTGGGAGGCTTGTGCGGCCTGTGGCGAGGCGGATCCGGGGATTGATTGCACCGGTTGTTCACAGCGGCAACCGGTGGTTCTGCAGGCCAACCGGCTGATCTGGTGGCTCTACCGGGAATTGCGGCCTCTGTTAAGCGATGGCTGGGGCGGACTGAACGGGCCGGGACTGCTGGCCGGCCTGGAAATGCTGCAAGTGCCCGTGAAAATCCGGGGTTTTATCGTCCGGCAAATCGGCCGCCTCTTCGAGCGGCCCCGGAGTAAGGCTCATGGCGGATGAAGGCAAGGTCATAATCGAGCTGCTGGGCAAGGATCAGGCCACCAAGATATTTGTCACCGGCATGAAACAGGTGGCGGACCAGGGCAAGACCCTGGAGCGCGACCTGGGCGGCTCCTTTTTCAACCTTACCGGTAAGGTCGAATCGTTTGCCTCCAAATACGGCAGCATGGTTCTGAGCATGGCTGGCAGCCTCGCTACTTTGGCCACGGTCAAGAGCTTTTTTTCCACCTTCATGTCCTGGGTCGGGGAAGAAAGCGCCCTGGTCAAAATGGCCTCCCGTCTCAATACCACTACTGAAGTTCTCTCCGGCATGGGTCTGATTGCCCGCAAGACCGGGATGGACGCTGACGCCTTCAATCGCTCCATTGAACGGATGCAAAAAAACGTCTCTGCTGCGGCTCTAGGAATTGAGCAGGCAGAAGGCGCCCTGGATGAATTCGGCGAACCGCTGGGCAAAGCCAACCAGGCATTGAAAGAGTTGGGATTGAACGCCGAAATCCTCAACAAACTGCCGCTGGACCAGCAATTGCTGGAAATCTCCCGGGCCCTGCAGGAAAACGTCGAACCTGCGGACCGTGGCCGGATCGCCTTGGAACTTTTCGGGAAAAGCGGCGGCGGCATGGTGATCGCCCTCAAGGAGGGTCCGGAAGCTCTCAGTAAAATGATTGACCGCATGCGGGAACTGGGCGGGGTAATCTCCACCGACGGCGCCAGAAGCATGGCTGCGGCCAAGGCGGCGGCGGGGGATTTATCAGTAGCCTGGAAGAATTTCAGCCGGGTACTTTATGAAAACGTGGCTCCGGCCATTACCTGGACTCTAAATCTATTGACGGAATTTACCGTGGCGGCGCGGAAGGCGCCCGCAGCGATGAATATTGCAGCTGAAACAGCTATGCAGATGGCGCAGTCGCCCGAGAGTTTTACCGGGAAAGGGGTTACGGGCGGCTGGACTCCGGAAGGCCTGGATATTCCTACTTCTCGCATCAAGCATAAAAAAAAGGGCGGCGGCGGCGGCGGCGGCGGCGGCGGCGGCGGCAGGTCCGGTCCCAGTGAAGAAGAACTTTACCGCCGGGAAATCGATACCACCATCCGGCTTTATCAGGAGTTTTTCCGGGCCCAGAGCACCGGGATTGACGAAATAACCAGGGCCTGGGAAGCCTACAGCGCCCGCCGCCGGGAGCAGATCGGCCTGGAGGCGCAGGAATTGGAGGACCTCGGAGTCAGCAGCAGCTTGGTGGCCCAGATCGTTGAGTCCCGCACCGCCGAAATGGAGGCGGAATTGGAAGAATTGAAGAAGAAACGGGCCGAGGTCACTGTCGAATTTACCCGCAAGGAACAACTGGAATGGATGAAGGATTTTTATTCGCAGCAAGCCAGCCTCTCGCCCTTGCTGAATGAACAGATCGCCGCCAAGGGCAGCCTGCTCCAGGTGGAAAAAGAACTATCCCGGATCAAATTGGAAGAGCTGATTACTGAAAAAGAGATTGGCCCGGAATTGGCGGACCAGCTTCGGAGTCGGCAAGCTCTAATCAACCAGTTGAAGGAGGCGGAATATTCCCGCCTGGGCTGGGAGCGGGGCGGCTGGCTGGCCGGGATGCGCCGGGGCGGAGAGGACCTGGCGGCGGAAGCCGGGAAATGGGAAGCCGAACAGATGCGGGACTTCATCAAGAGCGCTCCCCGGGAGGGCGCCCGAGCCATGGCTTCTTTCTTCATCGACACTCTGAAGGGCCGCAAAACCGATTTTGAGGAACTGGGTTATTCCATGGCCCAAAGCCTGATTGAGAAAACCATGGAGGGCTGGCTGAACCAGGTGATTCCGATGGCCAGCCAGGGTTTCGCTAATATTTTCAGCGGGGTTTTCGGGTCTGCGGGCGGCGTAAATATGAATGCCGGTATTCCCGGCATTGGTCAATCTGAAGCTCCCAGCGGAATTTTGGGGTGGTTGTTTGGCAGTGCGCACGGAAATGTTTTTCAACGTTTCGCTCGGGGTGATGTTTTCCATTCTCCCCGGATATTTCCCATGGCCACCGGCTATGGCCTGATGGCCGAAGAAGGACCGGAGGCGGTCATGCCCTTAACCAGGCTGGCCGGCGGCGACCTGGGGGTCAAGGCTGCGGGCGTGGGCGGCCAGGTCAATATCACCCTGGTGAACCGTTCTTCCGGGCCGCCTCTGCAGGCTTCGGCCCAAAAAACCAGCGAGCGTGAATGGCTGATTTTTCTGGATGATATGACCGCCCAGATAATCAATAGCGGCGGCAAAACGGCCCAGGCCATTGACGCCCGGGGCCGCGGACCCACGGTGCGCTAATGGCGACCTGGCCCGAAACGCTGCCCCAATATTTGCAGCAGCAGGACACGCAGCATCAGGCCCCTGACCTGCTGCTGGTCTTTCAACCGGATATGGGTCCGCCGGTGGTGCGCCGCCGGGGTACGGTCAATTACGAGGTTATGCAGGGATCAATGATTATGACCACGGCGC